TACGCTCAACTCGTGGAGGGCTGCGCGTGCGAGGAGCTCAGAGAGCGCGCGTTCGCGCTCTACTTGGAGGTTGCGCGGATCCTTGACGCGCAGCGCGCGAACCCCGTGACGAAGACGCGCGCACGCTTCTTGAAGGAGTTCGACGATGCACAAGGATGATGAACGAATTGAGCGTAAGCGCGCTTATCAGCGTGAGTATCATCGACGCAAGAGGAAAGAGGAGACCCCCGAAGAGCGGGAGAAGCGTCTCAAGGAAGAGAACGCTTATCAGCGACTCCTGCGAGCCAACGAGACAGAGGAGGAGCGCGAGGCGCGGTTATCAAAGGGCAGAGTAGCGCGCCGCGAGTACATGCAACGAAGACGCGCCAACGAGACCCCCGAAGAGCGGGAGAAGCGGCTCGCGTATCAGCGCGCGTATAACCGAAAGTGGCGAAGGAAGCTCCGCGAGGAGGAGACCCCAGAGCAACGAGAGCGGCGGCGCGCGAAGCGGCGGGAAGTCTACGCGAGCAAGACACCCGAAGAGCGGGAGACGCAGCGTCTAAAGAAGCGTGAGCACAATCGCAAGAGATGGCGCAAGCTCCGAACAACCGAGACGGAGGAGGAGCGTGAAGCGCGTCTCAAGAGAAGGCGAGAGTACTTGAGGAGGTGGCGCGCGAACGAGACCCCCGAGAAGCGAGAGAAGCGCCTCGCGAGGATGCGTATTTACAATCGCGAGCGATATCGGAGGCTCATCGATGACAAGGACTCCTGATTATCATACATCGTTAAAGGCTGAACATGTGGATCATACCGAAGAACTTACACACCTCGACGGCTTCCACGCGACGAGCGGCGCGACACACAAAAAGACGAACGAGGTGATCAGGTATCAAAGCGACTCAAGCGAGTCGTTCGATGATCTCCCTTTATGGAGTAACAAATGAACACAGAGACAGAGAAAAGCGGAGACTGGCGCGCAGACGTTCGGCTATATAAAGGGGGCGCGTGTGAGCGTGTAATCTCGTATTATGGATCAAAATTTCGTTTAGCGCGACACTATCCCGCGCCCCAACACAATACAATCATTGAGCCTTTCGCGGGTTCGGCAGGCTACGCTTTACACTACCCCGAAAAGAGCGTGCATTTGTACGACCTCAACGAAAAGATCTGCGCGGTGTGGGATTATGTGATCCGCGCTAATCCTGACGATATTCGTCGCCTTCCTATCCTAGCGTATGGCGAACGCGTGAACGATTACGCGGCGACGTTGCCTCAAGAGGTGCGGTGGTTAATCGGTTGGTGGGTTCAGACGGCGACCCCTGAGCCTACGCAGTCTCATAGTCCGTGGGGTGCCCATCATTTGGCGACAGGCTCAAAAAGTACATGGACTCCGAGCAGACGGGAAGCGGTCGCGCAGACGAGCGAGCGCGTCAAGCACTGGACGATCACGCGAGGGTCATATGTAGATATAGAGGATCAGTGCGCGACGTGGTTCATTGACCCGCCGTATCAATGCAAAGCGGGTAGACGTTACTCGCACAGTGCGATCGACTTCCAGCACCTCGCGGAGTGGTCACGCTCGCGGAGCGGTCAGGTCGTCGTATGTGAGAACACGAATAGTGAGCGTTGGCTCCCGTTTGAAGGCTTCCGCGCGATCACAGGCGCAAACCGCCCAGACGTAGAGCGCAGCAAGACGAAAGAGGTGATTTGGTACAAAAGCGACTCAAGCGAGTCGTCGTTCGATGGTCTCCCGTTATGGAGTAACAAATGAACACAGAGACAGAAATTAAATTGAGGCTCGTGCTATCGGAGGCTCATCGATGACAAGGACTCCTGAGTATCGGCTCGCGTATTATCGCGAGTATCAGCGACGAAGACGCGCCAACGAGACGCCCGAAGAGCGAGAGCAACGCCTCGCGGATCATCGGGAGTATATGCGCCTGATGAAGGCAGCGGAGACCGAGGAAGAGCGAGAGCGACGCCTCGCGTATAACCGTGAGTACCAGAAGAGACGACGTGAGAACTCTACGGACGAAGAGCGTCGAGAGCGGTCACGTCGACAGAGTGAAGCGCGGCGACGGTATCTTGAGAAGCTGACGCGTGAAGAGCGCGCGGTGCTCCGTGTACGTCGTCGCTTAGCGCGTGGGGATCAGCGCCGCCGTGAGACGCCCGAAGAGCGCGAAGCGCGTCTCTCGAAACAGCGTGAGCGTTGGCGCGCGAAGATGGACAGGGAGACGGAGGAAGAGCGCGAAGCGCGTCTCAAGAGGAGCCGCGAATACGCTCGGGAGTATCGTGCGAGGAAGAAGAAGAAGCGTCGTCGTCCGCGTCAGCGTTAGCGCTCCCCCCTCGGCTCACCTCGTACCGAGGGGGAGAGTCATCGGGTTACATGAGACTCTAGCACCTTTTGAGCGCCGAGGGAAATCAGGGAAGCGGCGAGCGCGGTGCGTCCGCGTCCCTCTTTCTGCGCGAGTGCGTCGACGAGGCTGATCAACCAGTCGGGCGCGCGGACTCTTTGTCCCTCTTTGCTGAGCTCTTTGAAGCTCAGCGCATCGCCTTTCGCGACTGCGTCGATCCCGAAGTAGAGGAGCGCGCGGAGCGCTGCGCTTCGGTTGAGGTTATGCACTTTGAAGCTCCACGAGTCGAGGAGCAGAGAGACGGCGGTCTCGATGTCTCGAGTCTCTTCGGTCTCGAGTCTCACGTTGAGCTTCGTCTTCATCGTGCTCTCCTTGCGAGCGCAGAGAGCGCGCGGATGGCGAGCCGTGCGAGCGCAAAGGGGCTTAGGGGCGCGGATACGATCTCGAGGACCTCGAGCGCGTCGAGCGCTTGTCCTTCGATCTCGGTAACGGGTCCGCGTGAGCTCGGGGTCGGGTCCGCGTGAGCTCGGAGGTCTTCATCGGTGAGCGGAGTGATGTCGTACTCCGTCGGGTAGAGGTCATTGTAAGACATGTCAATTCCTTGTGTGTGTGTGTTACTCGGAGACGAGGAGACAACCGAGCACATTAAGTAGGTGAGCGAGGCCCCAGAGGATCACGGGGCTTAGAAAGATTGCGAGTGGGATGATAATCATGGTTCAATGTTCCTTGTGTGTGTGTGTGTCGTTGGCCCCCTTGCCAACCCGTCAACCAGATACAACTGTATCACATACTGCTCACACGTCAACACTTTTTTACACAGAAATGTAGACCCCCGGCTCTAAGTGCCTGTAAACACTAACCTTTGATGACAAGGAAATCCATGAAACAGAACGTAGAACACCCGAACCACTATCGAGGAGACGGGAAGCATGAGGCGATCGACGTAATCCGAGAATGGGAGCTCAACTTCAATCTAGGAAACGTCGTTAAATACGTATGTAGAGCGGGTTTGAAGTCCGAAGAGACGACGCTCGAGGATCTTGAGAAAGCGGCTTTCTATCTACGTGCGGAGATTGCGCACCTTCAGGGCTCCTCTGATGAGGGCAACCATTGAGCGACGGTGTCTTTAAGCTCGGTGAGCTCGGGGTCGCGTCGCTGCACGTCGTGTGCGAGTATACTGAGCCTCTCGATAATCGAGAATTGCAGGTCCGCGAGTTGGTCGCGGTGGAGCTGTAACTGGATTTGAGCGTCTCGGAGTCGTGCGATCAGGGCTTCGCGGTCTGCGTTCGCTTTCGCGAGCTTCTCGCGGAGGTCTTCGACTTCCGAGGGATCGCGACCGCTCGCGATTGCCATCATACTCGAGATCGAGCCCGTGATTACTCCGAGAATCCCGATCAACACGTCTCGATTCTGCTCTACGATTTGCACATGAGCGAGGAAGACAACGAGCCCGACAACGACGAGAAGGAAGACGACCGCGAACCACCAACCCCGCTTTGCTTTACTCGCGTCTAAGTCGGATTGATCAACCATGAGAAAGCCTCCTTGATCGCTTCAACGGCGATCACGATGAAGTCGAACCACGCGAGCGACTCAAGGCCCCATAGTTCGCGCGCGTCTCGGTTCGAGAGAAAAGGATACAGTAACACGAAGAGGTAGATCACGGAGACGATGACCCCGCGAATCACGAACCATTGACACCACTCAAGGAAGCGTCGATGTTTCGCGTGACTCTTAACCCGTTTTGGGCCGCCGATGCGCTTCGCTTTCGCGTTTCCTTGTGGGGGTTGGAGAACCTCGATCTTTGAGCCTACGGCGTAGAGCGCGACGGGCTCGGAGACGCCTTTAAAACGGTACAACCCGACACACGCGAACCGCGTTCCTTTGGGGGTTGTGGGGTTCTGCTTGCCCTTGATGCGATCGAGCGCCGCTTGTGTGAGGAGTACTTGACCCGCGTTACAGACGCTCATCGTCCTCGCGGCGATGTTCTTCGCGATCCCCTCGAGCTCGACGCGCTTCGCGCCGACGGCGACATCAAGCTCGTTTTGTTGCACCTCGACAACTGTGCCCCAGTGAATCCCGATCCGCGCGCCGAGTCTCGTCCTCAGTGGGATCTCGGCTTGATAGTATAAGGCCCAGTTGAGCGCGTCGATCGGACGATCGAAGGACAACAAAAACCCGTCTGACCGATCGATCTCGCGACCTTGGAAGCGATACAAAAGAGACCTCGCTAAGCGGTCGTGATACTGTAGCCATTCCGCAGCCCTCATCGCGCCGACGCGCTGAACGAACGCCGTCGATCCTACGAGGTCAATCAAGACGATGGTGAGGTTTCTTTGTTTCATCTCCACGTCGTTTTCCTCCGCTAAATGAGGGGCTGCATTGTGTTATTATACTCGAAAAAGGAGAGCTCAATGAACACAGAACGAATAGAACGCGCGATCGAAAGAGCGCATGAGGCGCACAGGTTGAACGTCGTCGAGCC